GTGGTTTTGAGGTATATCAGAGATACTTAGATATGGAAGCTAAGATTGCTGCATTTGAGTCACCTGATTTATCTAGTATAGAAAAAAACATAGCTGTTATAGAAGAGACTTTAATAAGTGTAAGTGATTCAGTAGAACAAGCTAAAGATTATACTAGGTCTATAAAGAATGATTTAAAAGATGACTTAGCTAGGCAAGAAACCTTGATGGAACGATTAGAAGACAAAGTCAATAACTCACAAGATGAAATAGATGAGACTATTGACGTAGCTGGCGAGAGGTTTGATGCCAGAAGAGATGCTCTTTATTCTGATACAGATAGAAAGATTAAAGAGTTAGAAGAAAGGCTCGGTAGTAAAATACAAAGAGCTTTAGATAACCCACTAGCAAACTAAGGAGATAATATGCCATACGGAAAAGGTACATACGGTAAGAAAAGAGGTCGTCCACCAATGAAGAAAAAAGGGAAAAAGAAATAATGCCCGCTAAGAAAGACCCAAGATTGGCTAGAGCAGGTGTATCAGGGTTTAATAAACCCAAGCGTACACCTAGCCATAAAACTAAAAGCCACGTTGTAGTAGCTAAATCAGGAGGTCAAGTAAAAACAATTAGGTTCGGTCAACAAGGAGTTACTGGCGATAAAAAAAATACAGCAAGGTCTAGGTCATTTAAAGCTAGGCACGCTAAAAATATTGGAAACAAATTAAGTGGTGCGTATTGGGCTAACAAGGTGAAGTGGTAATGGCTAAACGAGGACTATACGCAAACATAAATGCTAGGAAAAAAGCTGGCACAAGTAGAAGCAAAAAGAAATCTACAATTAGTAAAAAAGCTTTTGCTAATATGAAAAAAGGTTTTCCTAAAAAGAGGAAGTAATTATGGATGATAATAGATTTCAAATGCAATTAGACAAACACGCAAGTCAAATAGCAAAATTGTTTAGTAAGATTGACGACACAAATGATAAAATACAAAGAATATTCACTATGTTAAATCAAATTAGATATTTTTTATATGGTGGTTTTGCTTACTTTATAGCTTCTGAAGTAGGTATGTTTAATTTATTAAAGGTAGTAGTATGATAGCATTTTTAACAAACGTAGCACCTATAGCTTTAGGTTTTGTTGCTAAGTTGTTTGCACTTAAGAGCCAAGCAGCAGCAGAAAATCAAAAGATAATGCTACAAAATCTACAAGCTCGTAATGATTCTATTAATATGGCAAGAGATAGGGCAGACAAAGAGAGCCCTATGGCTGCGCTTAACAGACGAGTCATTATATTTGTAATACTAGCTTTAATTATATTTACACAGATAGCTCCTGTATTCTTTGATGTTCCTACTATAGTTCCTACAGTTATAGAAGGTTTTAGCATACTAGGATTTCAATTGACTCCTGATGTTATTGAGTATGTAAAAGTAGAAGCAGGTGCTGTACTCAAGATGGATGAAATATTTGGGTGGGCGACAATGATTATAGAATTTTATTTTGGTGCTCAATTAGCCAAGGGGAAGTAAATGACATACAGAGAAATTATTAATAGTGTTTTAAGAAGGTTAAGAGAAGATACTATAGACTCTGACTGGTCAGGTAACTTATACGATTCTGTATCTGTGTCTGACTATCAAAAACTAATTGGAGAGTTAGTTAATGATTCTAAAAAGAATGTAGAGTCTTATCACGACTGGAACGCACTAAGAGAGACATTTAATATTAAAACACAATCAGGAAATATGCAGTATACTTTAGGTGATGCTACTAGAGGTGCTGGCGTGTCTTTTAAGGTGTTAGATGTTATATGTCAAGATACTGGACAAGTATTGGAGCAAGTACCAAATGATTGGCTTAACGAAGCTGTATTTCCTTTATCTCAAGCAGCTAGTGGTAAGCCTACTAAATATGCTTTTAATGGAGTAGCTCAAGCAGGTGTAAATAGAGAACCTGATTTTAATATTGACTTTTATCCTGTTCCTGATTCTACACAGACTATATCTGTAAATATTGTTGGTGCTCAAAAAGAATTAGTTACAGCATCACAAGTATTAAGAGTTCCTTCACAACCTGTAATTCTTGGAGCTTGGGCTAGAGCTATAGCAGAGCGTGGAGAAGACGGAGGAAGTATTTCTAGCGCTGTTGCTGCAGAAGCTAGAGACTCTTTAAACCTTGCGGTACAATTAGACGCAGGTAATATGGAATACGAAAGAGATTGGAAAGTAGTATAATATGGCATTAGAATCTAAGCAGATACAAGCTATACCTTTAGACACTATTGGTATTGATGGTATAGATACTCAGACAACTGCTACTGCACTCGGACCTAATTGGTTTACTAAGGCAGATAACATTGTTTATACTGAAGGCGGTAAAGTAGCTTTTCGTAAAGGTCTAAAACAAAAAACACTAAACGGAGGAGCTAAAATTGGTTCTTTGGTAGAACATTATGATGGTACAAATTATAAAGTATTTGCCGGTGTAGGTACTAATATGTACGAGGTAGATTTATCAGATAAAGACAATGCGTGGATTAACGCTTTTGCTACTGGTGCTTCTTCTTCTGATTGGCAGTTTTCTAACTTTAATAATGAATTATTTGTATCTCAGTATGATTCAGACCCTTTAAGATATGCTAGTAGCACTTGGTCTAAATTAAAAGATACTTCAGGATATACAGCACCACACGGAATAACAACATTTGACCCTAGTTGTATGATGGGATTTTATGGTAGAATGTGGGCTGGAGGAATAACAGAAGAAGACGATGTACTGTTTTACTCTAAACTGTTAGACGGTCATAAATGGGGAGCTTCTGACGGTGGTGTTATAGATTTAAAATCTGTATGGGGTCACGACAGTATTGTAGCTATACACCCTTTTGCAGGTAAGTTAGTTATTTTTGGCAAAGAAAACATTGCTATATACAACGACCCTGACACGATAGCTAATATAGCACTAGACGAAGTAATTAGAGGGATAGGCTGTGTATCTAGAGATTCTATACAAAGTATTGGAGATGATTTATATTTCTTGTCGGATACTGGTGTTAGGTCTTTATTTAGAACTACTCAGCTAGACAAACTACCTCTAACAGAAAAGTCTATAACAATTAAAGATGAGCTGATAGCTAACATTAATGGAAGTACAAATGTTAAGTCAGCATTTATGTTAAATGAGGGTCTATATTTACTTTCTTTTGTAGATAGAAATGTTACATATGTTTTTGACACTACATATAAGACATCTAAAGAAACTCCTAGAATAACTAAATGGCACTTTACAGACAGTAGAGAACCTGCTAGTATGTCTTACACAGAAACTTATGGTTTGCTAGTAGGACAACAATCAGGAAGGGTTGCTACTTATGAAGGTTATTATGATGTAGACTATAGCGGTTCTAGTGTATATACTTATAATAGTTATACTACTGCATTTGCTACAGCAGAGCTAGATTTAGGACAGGGAGTACAAGCGTCTATCTTAAAAAAATTGATTATGGTAATTGCCGGAGGTCAAGGCACAGACGTAGGAATAAGACTATATAAAGACTTTGAGACTAAACCTAAAATATCTCCTACATTTAAACTTAATCCTACACTAAGCGGTGAACCTTCGTACTGGGGAAATGCTACGGCTTTGTACGGAGCTGCTAAGTATGCTCCTATACACGGATATAAAGAGCGTTCAGTTCCACTATCCGGAAACGCTAAATACATAAGAATAGAGTGGGACGCAGTAACAAAAGGATACAAAGCATCACTACAATCAATATCATTATTATTTAAACAAGGTAAAACATTATGAGTAATTATACAATAGCGGTAGGCTGGTCAGGAAAAGATGCCTTAGCTGACACAGACCCCGGAAAAGTAATATCAGGTGCTGACTTTGATACTGAGTTCACAGCAGTAAGAACAGCACTTAATTCTAAGGCAGACGCAAACGGCAGTTCATCAGAGAACTTTACTTGTAACGCATTAACGGCTACTACAGGGACTGTTGGCGGTGAGTCTATAGTTACTATAGATACACCACAAACATTCACTAAAGCGCATCCTACGGCTTCTGAGACGGTAACATTAGCATCAGACCAAACAGCTAACTTACTAAACTCTAATGTGTTTGTTGTTAGTGTACAAGGAA